AAGTAAGATTGTACAGCAACAAAAAGCCGCTTGTAGCCTTTCTCTTGGTCATCAAGGATAAAGTTGATTTTTCCAAGCCCTTTGATTGTATTATCAAGGAAAGCAGAGTATACAGGCAGGAGCTTGTCACCTACTTCAGTCTTTAGGTTGGTGATTGAAGCACGCTGCTGGTCTACCTTCATTGATGTGGTAGTAACACGCTCACCAACCTTCTTGAACTCCTCATCCATTATTGCACCAACAGCCTCAGCCATTGTAGCGCCCTCTGCCATCCGCTCTCTAAGTTCAGCGGCAGAAATACCAAGGTTATCAAGAATCTTAATCGATTGCCGCCCTAAACCAGTGACAAACGATTCAACCATATAGTCAACGCTCTCACCCGTAGCTTGTGCTCTGCGCTGTGCGAAGTCCAAACCCTTTGCAAGCACATCCATAGGGATGCGGAAGTTTTCGGCCTTTACAGCCGTCTGCATCAAGGTTAAGTCATCAACGGTGCCTGCTGTGGCTTTTCTAAGGTTGTCAAGAAGTGTAGGGTCATTGAGTCGATTAAAAGCCGCCTCAACGCCTTCCATCTTAGATGCAAGCTCTATAGATTCAGCAGCAAACTGCTGGATAATATCAATCGCAAATGAAGCGCCAATCACTCCACCTAAAGCACCAAAACCACCGCTTAACTTCTTCAAGCTGTGGTCGATGTTGCCCATTGCACCGCGGAACTGCTTTAAGTCCGCGCCAATCTTAAAATCTATATCCGTACGGCTCATTTACCAAACACCTTTTTAATTGCCTCTTGCACCTCTTCGTATGTTGCAGCCTTATGTACTCGCTTCTTGCTATCCCAAGGGAAAACAGCCAAGTCTTTAGGGCCTAATCTTTTCTTCGTATGTGGTGCAATGTTTACCGCTGCTTGCCACCTCGTGGTCTCCCATACCAATTCAGTCTCATACTGAATGCGGTTTTGGAAGCCTTCTCTTTTGTTTTGGAATTGTCGCGGAGTCATATTGTAGAACTCCTCAACACTCATTCCCATCTCACCCAAACCTACCGCTTCCAGTGCATCCCAATCAAGGGATTCCGAGGCTTGGGCGTTTACTTTTTTTCTTCAGCTCCTGGCTTCACAAAGGAGGCAACAAACAATTCCATACACTGCTGAATGATACTCATATCCTCATCAAGCAAGTCGGCAATGTCATCAGTGTCAAGATCGAAGGCTTGCTTCTCTGCTCGTGCACCGTCTTTCATTCCCGCCCATACCAAATTGATGGCGTGGTCTATACTTATGTTTTCTCCTATCTTTTCAAGCTCTTGCAATCCAATGCCGCTGGCATTGCAAAACAATCTTAATGCATTGAACCCGTACTTTACAGGGTATGTCTTTTCGCCTACTTTTATCAAGTTTGTTTCCATTGTTGTGTGTGATGTTAAAATAGGGAGGCCTAAGCCCCCCTACTGATATTATGATTGAGTACCTTGAGTCAAGGTGCCAGTTCCTTGGAATGAGAAAGAGAACGTTGCGTTATCTTCTACTCCCGCATCGGTTGAGAACTCAGTAAAGAAACCACTACCGCTGTAGTATTTCTCGTCAGTTGTTTCTGAACCGAACTCAATAGCTACCGCAGCGCGGGTGCTTAAATATGTGTAAATATCGTCAGGCGTTGCCTTTCCGCTATTATCGTACACTACCAAGCCTTCGCCGGATAGAGTCCAAGATTTTTGGCCTTCTAATACTTCCATCCAGCCTGCGCTGTCTTTCGTGGAAATATCACGAGTTGCCATTGTAACGCTTAAAGATGCGCTTGTCATTTTACCGACAATTTCACTACCGACTTTTATTACAACATCGGTGCTATTCATTACTGATGTACTTGCTGCCATCTTTTTTTAATTTTATGATTTGACTATTCTAAACACTAAATCAACTGATACCGCAAAAGTCTCCTCATCAACATTGAATACCTCACTTTGAGTATCAAAGCCACACGATTGAACATTCACACCCTCAATTGTTTCCTTCATTCGCACAAAAGTCGTGCGTATATTTTCAACGGCAGCTTGCAGCGTGCCGTAGTTATCTCCTATTAAAGTCAGCTCAATGTTGACTATATCAATATGGCTGTCGGCATCTTTCGATCCTTCAGGGCGGATGCTTGTAGTATCGTAAATGCAAAAAGGTCGGGCACTCGTTTGCGCTCCAACCAAAGGATAAACACGGCCAGCGAAAACGTTGTTTAAGCTGCTGGTGTTATCGAACTTGTACTTTATTACTTTACCAATCATCGCAAACCAAATCTCTGCCCAAACTTGAGCTTGTTTATCTCTCTTGTGGTTTCCGTTCTAAATACACGGACAAACCTCACATTTACCCTTGTCTTTGCAGCAGCCATTGCTTTCTGCGCAAAGTTTAAGTTTTGACCTTGGTATCGCTTTCCTTGATTGCCTCCAACTCTTAACCAGCCAAAGTTTATCATACCAGCGTACCAACCGCCTTTCTCTGCATCTTTATACCTACCGCTTCTGCGTGGCCCAACACTCATACCTACTACATCTTTCTTTTGTAGGTGCTTGGGTGTCTTTATACCAACACTTCTGCGCAGTTGTCCAGGCTTTATCTCATAGGCTATCTTGCCATTTCGATATACTTTGAACACCTCATCTGCATCAGTGATGTTGCGCTTATAAGAGTCAACCATAGGCGGCAGTGATTTCTTCCCTACTTTCTTGAGTATCCTCTTCTTGAGTCTATCATCAAGTTTGCGGAGCTTTCTCATCACCTCAGCGACACCCTCAACTCTTACCTTTACGTTTTCCATTACTGCGCATCTGACCATAAGCATACAATCTTAAGGAATGCCTTGCGGGCATCTGCGGATTGTATCGCTTGAATCTTATATGTATTGTTGTTGTATACTATACGCATCTCCTCATCAACATCGGTGCGGTAGCGAATGATAAACTCAACCTTTTTAGTAGCTGCTATCATCTCACCATCTTCACCCTCGCGCCCTACTTTCTCAACCACGTTGGCCCATACTGAAGCAAGGGTAGAGAAGCTCTTCACTTCTTGCCCAAAGTTATCCGTAGTCTCACTAAAGGTTTGAATAGTGATTCTACGATCCAGTTGTCCAGCTTGGTCTATCATTAGAATGTAAAGATGCGGAATGGGTTAAACAGGTACTCCGATGCTGTTGGCATTTTTCTCACTCGGTCATCTCTCTTATCATATAAGTCGCTGATGATTAAAAGCATCCCTTGCTTTAATGGCGTGGGTATACTATCAACAGCGGTGCCTACTACATAGCGGACAATGACTTGATTGATGATTCCGTTAGTCGCAAACCATCCAGCAGTAGAAGCTATTCTCGCTGGTTCACTTATAGTATCAGAAACGTAGTAAGATGATGCAACCGTCTCTTCCGAGCCAATCTCATCAACATACTTAAGGCTTGTGATTGATTGCACTGGGCCCCTTGATAGGTAGATGATGTCTTTGCTTACCGCATTCTTATAGTTCGGGAAGCCATCAAAATACTCATCAATGGTAGTAGTAACCAAGATGCGGCGAGTATACTGCTCACACATCTCACGCGCAGCAGAAATGAGTGCTTCTATGAGTGCATCATCATCACTACCATCAACACGCAAGAAGTTCTTCGCCTCCGTTAATGTAATCGGCTCGCTTGCCGCTGGTGTTACTACTGAATAGGCCATTACCTTTTCTCTTTACTTTTTGGTTTTGACACGGTCTTTTTTGCACGCTTTTTAGGTGGCTCTGCAACTGCATCGCAGAACCCAGCGTTCAAAAATTCCATTGCTCTATCGTTGGGAAGTTCCACCTCCGCACCTTTGCGGAAGCGGAACCCTGAACCAACAATAGTCTTTTTAAAGACTACTTTCATCCTTATGCTTGGATCAAGTGCTTAACTGCACGGCTATCCAATACAGCAGAATCGCTTCTCTTGTAGCTTACAAAGCCTACTTCGAGTTCGTCAGCGAAACGCTCGTTTAAGCGTAGCATTTGAACACCACCAGCATTACGAACAACAAACTTGCTGAAGTCAGCAGCAATCATTGTCTTAGTACCAGTTGCGATGCTTGACTGCATATCGTTATTCACATAAACTGGAATACCGAAGATACGGTCAGGCTGCCCAGCTTCCATCGATGGGATGAAGATTGGGAAGTCGTTTGCAGCGCCTAAACCTAAAGCACGAACAGCAGCGATGATGTTATCGTGAGCCATAAGACCGAAGCCAGGCTTGTTGCGATAAGAAGCATCTACGCTGTAGATAAGGTCTAATAAGTCATCAGCAGTGATTGCAGTTGCACCAGCAGCAGTATTACCTAAAGCTGAACCAGTTACCAAACCTTGAGGTTGAGAAGAACCAGTACCTGTAGTGAAGGCAGCATTAGTTGCACGAGCGATACGCTCACCCATAGCTTCAACCAAGAACGCGTTCAAGTCGAAAGCAGAGTCTTGCAACAATTGCTGAGATACTTTTACTAATGAGCTGTAGTTGTAAGCAGAAAGCTGCTTGTTACCAAAGGTCATATCTTGTACCGTTACCGCAGAAGCCTCACCGATTAGGTTGGCATCAGTTGCAGTATCATTGATTGTTGGGTAATCCAACAAGCCACCTGAAGCAGTGTTCAACTTCTTAGCCAAACGCTCTACTTCACCTGTGAAGGCAGTAGCAACATCAAGCTCATTGCTGAACTCTTGAGGTACTAAGAAACCACCTAAGTTGTCAGTACCAGCAACTTGAGTCGCAGTACCACGCTTTTGTACCATTGAGCGCTCTTCAGCAGACAACGCACCAAAGCCGTGACGTAGGTATTTAGAGAATGCAGCAGATGCGTTTGCTTTAGGAGCAGCAGCACGAGCTTCGCCTTCCATTGAAGCGATCTCTTTCTTCATCTCAGCGTTACGCTCGATGATTTCAATTTCTTGCTTGAGGCCACGAGCATCTGCTTCGATAGCTTCAAACTTTGTTTTTTCTTCGCCCGTCATTGAGCGATTTTCAGCGTGTGCACCAGCTACAATTGCATCAGCATCTTTGATGAGCTGCGCACGACGTCCTCTTAATTCGATGTTTTTCATCTTAATCGAGTTTTAAAAGTTTGAGTTTATATTCAAAGATTTCAATATCAGACATTTCTTCCGCCTCGGCTTTCACCTCAACTTCAGCACCCTCTGATTCGGGTGTATCTTTTCTCATCATTAGCTCACTTGTTGCATCCGGGTACGCAGGTTGCGCAACTGGCGATACATCAAGAAGCCTTGATACTTTTTCTATTATTCTATAAGTCTTTCCATCACGCTCTTCCCAGCGGTCGCGGTCAATCAAGAAAGCGAATGAACTTTGGTTCACATCACCTCTCTTCATCAATTCAACCAAATCATTTGCGTATGAAGTATTCGGTAGGTCAACTTCGTAGTAGAGTCCTCGCTCATCACTACCAAGGCGTAAGGTTCCGCTGGACACTCTACCAAGTAATAAATTCTCATCGTGATTAAAGTAAGCGCGTGTATCGTTATCCATTACCTCATCAAAGGCACCTTTTGCAATCTGCTCGTAGAAGCCTCCCATCCATTCGCTATCGCTGTTGTAAACAGCAGCGTAGCCTCTAATGGTGTTACCTTCATACTCAGC